GGTCGAAGATACTACTGAAGAACTAGATATAGCCGCCCAAGACTTCACAGAACAGACTTACAATGTCACTGTTAAGCGAGTTAAAGAATATGGGCGTGTTTGTATCGAGAATGTAGCACCTGAAAGTATGCTTGTAAGCAAAACTGCTACATCATTAGAAGATTGCAACTTTATCGGACAAAGAGTTTTTAAAACTAGGTCTGAATTAATCAGTATGGGTTTTGACAAGAAGATGGTCAATGATCTACCTGTAGCTGATGAAGAAATTTACAACACAGAGGCTGTTACAAGACGATCTTATGACGATCAAGATATGCCTCAAGAGTATCAAAACATAGATCCTCTTTTAACAAGAGTAGCAGTCATTGATTGTTACATGAAGTGTGATTATGATAACGATGGTATAGCAGAACTCAGACACATAGTGGTTGGTGGTACAGGACAAAACGCTTATCACATCTTAGAGAATGAACCCATAGAGCAAATACCTTTTGCGATGGTAACAGCTATCCCAATGCCTCACAGATTTTATGGTTTGTCGATATACGATTTGATAGGTGATGTTCAAGAGATCAAAACAACCCTATTAAGACAAACTTTAAACAACGCCTATCTACAAAACAATGCTAGAACTGTTGTAGTAGATGGACAAGCAAACATAGATGACCTCCTTACATCGAGAGCTGGGGGGATTGTACGAGTAAAGTCACCAAATGCAGTAACTCCCCTCGCCTCTCCTAACTTTATGAGTCAAGGTCTAGCCATGTTAGACAAAGTAGATAACATTAGAGAATCAAGATCAGGCGTATCAAAAGTTCAAATGGGATTAGATCCCGATCAGATTAATAAATCACACACGACAGCAACCAGTGCCAATGTGATGATGAACGCTTCTACTCAAAGAATAGAACTTTACGCTAGAAACTTTAGTGAAGGTATCAAAAGAATGTTTCAAGGTATCTTGACTTTAGTATGTAAGTATCAAGATCAAGAAAGAATTATTAGATTAAGAAATCAGTTTGTACCAATGAACCCTAGAGAGTGGGTTGATAGGTATAACGCAACAGTACAAGTTGGACTTGGTACAGGATCACAAGATCAACGACTAGAAGTATTAGGTCGTGTTCTTGCAGTCCAAGAAAAACTAATCGGTGCTGGTGGTATGGGTATTGTCGATCCTCAAAAGATATATAACACCCTAGAGAAGTATTTAGAAAATGCTGGTTACAAAGATGCAAGTCAGTTCTTTAACAACCCTCAAGTCAATCCACCAAGACCACAGCCAAAAAGACCTGATCCAGCAATACAATTAGCTCAAGCAGATTTACAAAGACAACAAGCTAAAGATCAAGCAGAATTACAACTTAAAGCACAAAAACTTGAACTCGATCAACAAAAATTAGCATCACAACTTATCAAAGAAGATGATGCAAAAGAATCACAAAAAGAAAAACTAGCAACACAAATATTACAGCAAGGAATTAAAAGATAATGGCAACCCCTAATATGCCTTCTTCGGCACAAGATATTATTAACAACTTTTTATCAGGTGGATATTCAACACAGGCACAAGCAAATCCTTTCAGAGTTAATGTTGATCCTTTTCGACCACCTTCTCTTGATACGGACTATAGTAACGAGGCTAGTAAATCACCAACTGATCCTTGCCCAGAGGGTTTTATTTATGATCCTGTTATGAGAAGGTGTATGCCTATTGAAGAAGAATCAAGCGACAGACCTGACGAACCAGATCGTGATAAGATGATGTTCGATCAAATGAAAAGGGATAATAGTACCATTTTTGGTGCTTCTAATACTTTAGATGATTACCTTATAGATACAAATAATGATAATCTTTTATTAAAATTTGATCCTTCTATAGGTTCACCACCACCCATATTCGGTTTAGGTTTGCTTGATACATTACTTGGTGGAAACAAAAGACGAGAAGATAGATTTAACGAAGCTATGCAAACTTATGTAGACGCTGGTTATGCAAAAAATCGAAATGATGGAACATTTCAAATTTTTACACCTCAGCAATATTACAATAGTGTAAAAAATAATCCTTTAGAAAATTTCAGAACTAATTTTACAGGTGGTTTTTTAGGAGAAAATCAAGATTTCAACAATAATCAATCACCTATAACAGTTGGACAGGCAGTTGATAGCGTAATGAACCCAACACCTCAAAGTGGAACATCTGAAGGATCACCAATAGCACAAGATTTAAGTGGTGGTTTATTAGGTACTGCACCTCTCACGACTGTTGATTCGCAAGGCAATAGATCAAGAAATGATACAGCTTATAGAGCCGCAGTTGCTAGAAATATTGAAAGAAATAAAAGAAATTTTGGAACTTCTGGCTTTAAAGAGGGTGTAGGTTTTACTCGTGGCAGATAATGAAATCAAAAGAAGCCAACAAGCTAAAGACATATTAGAAAACCCTATTTTTGTAGAAGCAGTACAAAAAGTTAGAACAGAGTTACACAATGAGTGGTTAAACTCTGACACAAAAGATTCAGAACAACGAGAGAACATCTTTGTCATGAGAAGAATGTTAGAAGTTGTCTTGATGCAAATACAATCAGTTATGGAAACAGGCAAGATTGTAAAAAAATAACAGGAGAAATATAAATGGCAGAACAACCAGTAATGGACTCTGCAACAGAGACTCAAGCAGAGCCTGTTGCACCAACGCCCAAGCCTCTTAATACTGGAGAGGCGGCTGAAGCCCTGAAGAACTTATTAAATGTAAACGCCTCAGAGACTCAGGAAACAGCAAGTGAAGAATCAAAGAAAGAGGTAAGCGACTCGGAAACGAATATCGAAGAAGCTTTCAATGATGATGAACTGATAGATCAAATTGAAGATGAACAACCATCTGTTAGTAATCAGGAACTTTATAAAGTTGTTGTCGATGGACAAGAACAAGAAGTCACCCTTGATGAACTCATGAAAGGTTATTCTCGACAAAGCGATTATACTCGTAAAACCGAAAGACTATCGCAAGATAGAAAAAGTGTTGAACAATTAAAAAATGAATACACTAGGCAAAACGAGGAGGCTAAAATCAAACGAGATCAATACGAAAAGCAAATTCAAGTATTATCCGAACAATTAAAACAAAGTGAACCATCAAAGGTAGATTTAGATAGACTTTATGAAGATGATCCAGCGGAGTATGTTCGTGTCAAAGCTGAACAAGATCGTAGGAAAGAACTTCTAGAAAAATCTAGACAAGAGCAAGAAAGAATACTTGCTGAAAAACAAGAGGAGCAAAGTAAACAATACAATGCTTATCTTGAACAGCAAAAACAACTTCTTGCAGAAAAACTACCTATCTACGCTGACAAAGAAAAAGGTGCAGAGTTTACTAAAAACTTAATAAACTATGCAAAAGAGATTGGTTATACCGATCAAGAAATCAATATGTTAGTGGATCATAGATCAGTTATTATGTTAGCTAATGCTTATCGTTACGATAAGTTAAAAAAAGCTAATTTAAAAAACAAAAAAGTAACAAAAGTATCTAAGGTCGTAAGTTCATCAAGTCCAAAGGTTCAAGATGAGAATGAAGTTGCAAAGCGTATTAAATCTAAAAAAGCAACTCTAAGAAATTCAGGAAAGGTTAATGATGCCGCTTCTGTTTTACAAGAGTTGTATTCTCAATAACATATAGAAAGGAATAAGTAATGGCACAACCAACCAATACTTTTGATACCTATGATGGTGCAAACTCTATAAGAGAAGATTTAGCTGATGTAATTTATAATATTAGTCCATCAGAAACTCCTTTTATGAGTAATGCAGCAAAAGGTACAGCCTCAAGTACATTGTACGAATGGCAAACAGACTCACTAGCTGATACTGCGGCTAACGCACAGATCGAAGGTGATGATTATGACGGAGATGCAAGAACTGCAACTGTCAGACTCAACAATCGTACCCAAATAAGTGCTAAATCAGTAACTATTTCAGGTACAGACGATGCCGTGGATAACGCAGGAATGAGTACGCAGATGGCGTACCAATTAGCAAAGATGGGTAAAGAACTCAAGCGAGACATGGAAAGAGCTTTTGTAGGAATTGAAAACGCAAAAGTTGCTGGTAATGCTTCAACAGCTAGAGAACTTGCATCTGTAGGAACTTGGTATGGTGGTAACAAACCTGGTACATCAAGTGCCGCTGGTAACTTCTCAAAAGGTGGATCACCATCTGCATCTCCAGCAGGTGACGGAAGCACAGCTATTGCTGGAGGTACTAACAGAACCTTTACAGAAACTCTACTTAAAGAAGGTCTTTTAAAAGCCTTTGAACTAGGTGGAGAACCTGAGACTATATTGATGACACCATCACACAAGCAAACAGCATCTGCATTTGCTGGGGTGGCAACAAAATATAAAGATGCCAGTGATAGAGTATCTATTGGTACTACTGACATCTATGTATCAGACTTCGGTGAAGTTGCATTTGTACCTAACAGACACCAAAACGCAAACAGAGTAGATATCCTACAAATGGATATGTGGAGTGTGGACTTTTTAAGACCATTCCAAACTACTGATCTTGCAAAAACTGGTGACGCAGACAAGAAGCTACTCTTAACTGAGTACACTTTATGTGCAAAAGCACCTAACGCAAACTTTGGTATATTTAACTTAACTGCATAATTGTAGCTAAAGGACAGGGAGGGATTATATGCCCTCCCTTTTTAATTAGAGAGGAAACAATGACAGTATTCGCAAATAAAAAACATTCATCAAGACTTTATAAAGTAGTGGCAAACTCAATTAAAAAAGATCAAACAATCTCAAGAGGTTTAGGCAAAAGACAATCCAAACAAACTTCAGGTGGAGATAGAAAGTATGATCCAATGTTGAGTATGAGAAGCAATCAAGGTCTAGAAATACAAGACACAGTTGATATGATGATTGCAAAAGCTATAAAGTAATGGCAAAAAAATTCTCGCTTAATGATCCTGACGATCAAGCATCTGTAAAAACTAATTTAATTGTAGATGAAGCTGAGAATAAATTTCATATTGAAAACTATCAAGATCAAGAAACTATTAAAGAAATCTTAGATGCAAACAAAGTAGCTCAAAATGAAGGTGCTTATAAGTCTCAAGCATTAAAAAATGAAAAAGGTTATCGAGTTGCAAGACTACCAAACATAGTAGTTCACCAATTAGCAAAACAAGGCATACTGAATTACAATGGCACAGTCCTTGATAAACCTAGATTTTTTAGATGGTTAAACGATTCAGATAACAGACATTTTAGAATTTATACAGGTAACTTATAATGGCAATAGATACATACACAAATCTCAAAACATCAATAGCTAACTATCTTAATAGAAGTGATTTGACTGCTTTTCTTGGTGATTTTATTACTCTTACAGAAGCAAGATTAAATAGAGAGTTGCGTGTGAGAGAAATGGTAAACACAGACACATCAATAACAACTGTGTCAGGCACACAAAGCTATGCCTTACCCACAGGATATATAGAGGCAACTACAGTAATTTATCAAAGCGATCCCTATTGCACACTTAAATTTATAAATAACAGTGATTTTTATAACAAATATAACGATAGTCAGAGTAGAGGAAAGCCACAATTCTTCACTATAGTCGGCACAAATATTCTCTTAGGCAGACCACCTGATTCAGCAACAACACTACAAATAAACTTTTACAAAAAATTAGATACTCTTTCTGACACAAATACTACAAACACAATATTAACAAATTATCCTGAACTCTATTTATATGGTGCATTAGCAGAGTCAGCTCCATTTATTATGCAAGATGAAAGAATAAATACATGGGGTACTCTTTACAAAGAGTCACTAAAAAATGCTAATGAAGCATCATCAAGGGGTTCAACAACCACATCACCACTACAGATGTCCACCACACAGGTAGCATAAAATGATTGAATTTGGTGATTTACAAGCCGATCTACCTTCTTATGAAAACTCAGGTGCATTAGTTGTAGATAATGTTTTACCTCTTGCAAAAGGGTACAAAAGCCTAGCTGGTTTTCAGGCATTAAGTGGTACAGGATTGACAGGAAGTGCATTAGGTTTGTTTACAAGTTTCAGTGCTAGTGGTTCTACAAACTATGCTGGTGATGCTACTAAGTTATATCAAATGGACTCCTCTCTAGTCTTTCAAGATAAAAGTAAATCTGGTGGCTACAACAACTCTACTACAGAAAACGCTAGAGACTTTTGGGCATTTACACAGTTTGGATCAAATATCATTGCAACTAATTTTGCAGATAACATACAAAAGTTTGAAGAAGGTGTAGATAGTGCCTTCAGTGATCTGATAGCATTAAAAGCTAAGTTTATAGCTGTTATTAGAGACTTTGTTGTTGTAGGTTATACCAACGAGTCAAGTGTAGAGTACAATCAAAGAGTCAAATGGTCAGGTATTAATGACAGTTCTACATGGACTCCAAGCCAAGCAACACAATCAGGTTTTCAAGATATTGTTGGTAGTCATGGAAATGTTCAAGCAATAGTTGGTGGTGAATCTGCTGGTGTCATCTTTATGGAAAAGGCAATCTACAGAATGTCTTATGTAGGTGTTCCATTAGTATTTCAGTTTGACAAGATCGCAGATAACATCGGAGCATTTGCACCTAAGTCTGTGGCTTCTTACGGAAACATGATTTTTTTCTTAGCACAAGATGGTTTCTACAAACTAACTGGTGGACAACAACTGACACCGATTGGAAATGGTAAAGTAGATAACTTCTTCTTTGATGATTTATCATCTAATCTAGATGGTATTACATCTGCTGTCGATCCTAACAATAGTATTGTTGTATGGTCTTATCGAGGATCAGGAGCAACTGGAACATCAAATAATAAATTATTAATTTACAATTATGCTGTCGATAAATGGAGTACAGGTAGTGGACAAGACTTACAGTTTGTAGCTAGTGCATCACAAGAAGCATTTAACACTTTAGAAAGTCTAGATGTATTAGGTGATTTAGATAACTTGCCACGATCACTTGACTCATACTTTTATAGAGAAGGTGTTGTCGGTCTAGCTGGTTTTAATTCAGCAAACAAGTTTGGAAAGTTTATTGCAAACAGTTTATCAGCTACAGTCGATACGACAGAGTTTGAGGGTGCAAAAGGCAAAAGATCAACACTTATAGAGTGCAGACCTATTGTTGATGGCACAACTAATACCTCTGTTACAGTAACACCAATAACAAGGCAATCACAACTTGATACCACAACAACTGGCACTGCTGTTGATACTAATGATACTGGCACTTGTCCTTTACGATCTACCTCAAGGTATCATCGCATCAGGGTTAATGTGACAGGTAACTTTAATACTCTTAGCGGTGTAGATATAGAAGCGAGACCTGAAGGTGGCAGATAATCAGTTTCCTACAGTTCCATTGTCAATACCTGACACTGGACAACATTTAAGACTAGTTTCAACATCATTAAACAATACAATTAATGGTAAATTAAACAGCACAGGAACAGTAACATTAAGAGCAAGTCAAACAACAACGACTCTTACCGATGCAAGAATAGGTGGAAACTCAATAATATTGTTTATGCCAACAACTGCAAATGGTAGCACAGCTCTCAATGGACTTCATGTTTCTGCTAGAGCAAGTGGGAGTGCAACATTAACTCATGCAAGTTCAACAAACGCAGACCAAAACTTATCATACTGTGTCATTGGATAATGTAGTCACTAGAGTTCCTAGTGAAGATGTTGAATTTATATGGAGTCAAGTAGCTCCATTATTAGAAAAAGCATTAGACGAAACTTATAGTATCAAGGACATACTGTACGGATTGGCTAATGATCGTATGCAACTATTTATTAGTTGGAATAATAACAAAGTAGAAAGTGCTGTTGTAACTGAAGTAGCACAATACCCTCAGTCTAAAGTCTTACGATACTTTTTGGCTGGAGGAAACAACCTAGATAATTGGTTAGAAAGAATACAAGAAGTAATAGAAAAATTTGCAAAAACACAAAATTGTACTCACCTTGAAGTAGCTGGAAGAAAAGGCTGGGTGCGAAAATTAAAAGGATATAAAATAAAAGCATATTTACTAAAAAAGGAAATATAAAATGTCAAAAGGATCATCACCACAAAATGTAACAACAACATCATCTGCTGAACCATCAGAGTTTATAAGACCATATCTGACACAAGCGATTGATTACAGCCAAGATTTATTTGAGTCTGATTTACCAAACTTTTTTCCAAATAATACCTTTGTAGCTCCAGCCGCTGAAACACAAGCGGCATTAGATTTAGCATCTGCAAGAGCTGTAGCTGGAAATCCGTTACTAAATCAATCACAAAATCTTGCTCAACAAACACTAGCTGGAGACTTCCTATCTCCTACTACTAATCCCTATTCACAAGCATTGTTTAATCAGATGGCTGATGATGTAACATCTAAAGTACAATCACAGTTTAGTAGAGCTGGTCGTTTAGGATCAGCCGCCAATCAAGAAGTGTTATCTGATTCATTAGGTCGATTAGCAAATCAAGTTTACGGAGATCAATTCAATCGTGAAAGAGCATTACAAGCTCAAACCATGATGACAGCACCACAATTAGGTGAAATGGATTTTAACGACATAACAAGATTACAGCGTGTAGGAGCTGACAGAGAAAGTATAGAACAAGCAAAACTACAAGATGCAATCGCAAGATTTGATTTTGAACAACAAAAACCATTTCTTAAATTAAATCAATTCTTAGGTGCATTAGGTTCACCAGTACCAACACAAACAGTATCAACACAACCAGTCTTTAGAAATACTGGTGCTGGATTATTAGGTGGTGCATTAACAGGTGCTAATATTGCAAGTCAAATAGGTGGTACATCTATGTTTGGTAATCCTCTCTTTGGTGCAATCGGAGGAGGACTTCTTGGAGGGTTTGCTTAATGGGTAACAAAATAAATACCTATGGCTCAATATTAGACCAAGTTATAGGAACAAAATTAAATAAATTTTTAGCACCACAGCAAAATCAAGGTGGTTTGTTAAACTTTGTTAAAAGCCCTTATGCGGCTGATATTGGTATGGGATTACTTGCACAATCAGGTTATTCAACAATGCCAACTTCTTTAGGTCAGTCATTAGGTGTAGCGATGAATCAAGCTAATCAATTAAGAAGCCAAAGACGAGCTAATGATATTGCTGAACTAGGCACATTGGTAAATCTAAGAGGTGCATTACAAGATCCTGAAAGAAAAATTATTACTGGAGCAGACGGATTTCAATATTATGCTGATACAGGCGAAAGAGTTTTACCTAATGTTAAAGCACCAGTAAATACAAGTTTTAAAGAATATTTTAGTATAGCTGATGGTAGTTCTAAAATTTTAGATGAAAATAGTCCTACATTTTTACAAGATGTAGAAGGATTTACTTCTGTTGAACCTAAGTATAAGCCATTGTCAGATAATTACATAAAAACTGAAAATGGTTTATTTGATTTAAGAACACAAGAAATTGTAAAAGGTACAGAGCCTACCGTTGATAGGCAAGAAAAAGACGATTATATAAAAACTGATAATGGATTATTTCATGTACCTACACAAAAAATAGTTGAAGGTACACAAAAAGTACCAGAAAATTTTAGGCTACTTACAGATGAAGAAAAAATAAACCGAGGGTTAGAAGTAGATAAACCATATCAAATAAATACAAAAACTGACAAAGTATCAGGATTATCAAATGGTCAAACCATACAAATAGGTGACACATACCAAGCAAAAGAAGGTCTTGAAAGATACAAAAACCAATTGAAAATTGTAGGTGAAGATAGAGAAAAAGTATCAAACTGGTCAAAAGAACGAGGAGCTATTAATAGAATTGAGCTTGGTTTAGAAAATTTTTCATCAGGACAGTTTTCAGATGCAAGGTCATTTATTGGTGGTGTTATAAAACTTTTTGATCCTGATGCAGATTTACCAAACATTATTGGCGAAGGTGGTGCTATTGCTAAATCAGGTATCAATGAATTTAAACGATCATTATTTGATGGATTACAAAACTTAAATCAACAAGAGGTACAAACTATTGCAGATATTTTACCTAGTATAGGAATAACACCTTATGCAAATGATGTAATTATTGGTGCATTAAAAATTGATAACACTGCTAGTGAGTTAATAGACAACGAAGGTAGAGATTTTGAAGCTGGAATAATTGATTATAAAACATATACCAAAAATGTAAGTAAAATTAAAAAAGACGCTAACAAGCAATATAGAGAATTTTATGAAAGTTCTAAAACAATCAATACAGCACTAGAAAAATCAATAAAAGAAGATGTAGGCACACCAGTAACAGGATTTGATGTAAATGGAAATCTTATACAAATGCAAGTGGAGGCTAGTGATGTATGGACAGGTCAAAAAGATGTTAATGGTAATCCTATAATAAAAAAAATAACTGGTGAATTTTATGCTGTGGATTTAGAACAATGACAAAATATGTAATACCTGAATTATCTAGTAAAGTAACAGTTGATGATGTTGCTCCTAAAATTAATTTTATAAACCAGCAACAAAACAATGTTAGTCCTAATGTTAAAGTCGGTAATAGATTTCAATCAGGTATAGATTCAGCTAAGGAACGAAATCAAGAAAAAGAAAATTTATACAACCAAGAAGTATTAGTAAAACTCGGTGGTGATTTTAATCCTCAAGGAGAATTAGATGACAACTTACTGGAGTTTGATATGGCTGGTTCAGAAAACCTAGTTGCTAAACAACAAAAATTTAAAAATAAATATCCTGAAGGTTCTTTGATACCACTGACAATGAACGATGGATCAGTAGAGTTATTCTTTAAAAAGACACCAAATGAAAAATATAGGTCAGTAAATAAAGGTGTTAATGTTCCTGAGTTAGCAAGAGCTGTATTTTCAGGGGAAACAATAGGTGGTGTTTTAGGATCAAGATTTGGTATTAAAGGCACTGCTGGTGGCACTGCATTAGGTTCTTTGGCAGAAACTGGAATAGAAAAAGCAAGAGGTTACGAAGTTGGAACTGCTAAAGATATAGGCATAGAAACAGCGAAAGAAACTGGATTTGCAACTGGGTTTGACTTATTAACAAGAGGTGCTTTTAAGATATATAACAAAATAAAAAATAAAAATTATCCTACAAACATAGCTGTTGAAGATTTTGCTGACGATTTACAAAACTTTACACACAAAAATAATTTAAAGGGATTATCAATAGGACAAGTAGCAAAAACAGATTTAGTAAAAAGCACATACTCGCAAACTAAAATAACAGACAACAAACTAAAGGATCTAACAAAAGAACAAGCACAATCTTTGAAAGATCAGTTTGGTAAATTAGGTGCAGATTTTGATCCTTCATTATATAGCGATGAACAATTAGAAGTTATTTTAAAAGGTCAAAGTGACGAAATACTTACAAAACTTTTACAAAACACAAACTTAAATTCATCATTAACAGATGATTTTGCTAAAGCTGGTAAAGACTTTGTAAGTGGTATTAACAAGTGGAAAGCCTCTACAAAAGCACAAAGAGATAAATATTATGATGATGCTATAAAATTAGCTGATGATGTTACATTTGATTTGACATCATTACAAAAGATAGCATCTGATTTACAAAAAGGAGTTCAAGCAAAAGGAGTACAAAAAGGTGCTTTATTTGATACTGAGACATCAATACAATTAAGACAACTTCCAAACGATATAAAAATATTGTTAGACGACATTTCATCTTTAAATCCACAAGTGTCAATGTATCAAGGAACAAATCCAATTGTTCAATTAAAAGAGTTAAGAACTCGTTTATACAATTTACAACAATCAGAAGATCCAGCGACAAAAAGATACGCAAACAAGTTATTTTCTGAACTAAAAGAAATAATGCAAAAACCTCAATCAGGTAACAAAGAATTTATAAAGGCTTATAATACTGCATCAGCATATAATGCTTATAGAGAAAATATATTAAATCTAAGCGTTATAAAAAGATCATTAAAATCTGACTCTGTAGAGGATATTGTTCAAAGTAAATTTAATATAATTAATCCAAGTGAAGTTCAATATATTAAGGAAGTTTTTAAAGACGATCCTAAAACATTTCAAATGTTAAAAAATGTATATTTAACTAATATTGTAAAAAACAAATCAACATTAAATCAATTTTTAGATAAAGAAGATTTATATAGAGAAACAGTCAATAAAATATTTACAAAAGGAGAAGTAAAAGCAATTAAAGATTTTGCAAATGCTAAAAGTAAAATTAACAGTTCTGCATTAAATAGATCTATTTCTCAAGATATATCAAACGCAGAAAGAGCATATCAGTTAATAGATCAAGGATATGACGCATTTGGACAACTAATAAAATCACAAGGTGGTGCTAACAGTAAGTTTGCTCAATCTACAAAGGCTGGTATTTATAAAAGAATATTAGACAAAGCAACAACAACAAACGATCAAGGGATTAATGTTTTAAATTTGAAGTTATTTAGTAGTGAAATTAACAAACTCAAGGATAACAAAGCATTGACTGATTTTTTGTTTACAGCAGATGATTTTAAAAATTTAGATATGTATAACCTATATGCTAACACTATTAATATTAGCGATGATGTTGGTGGAGCTATGCAAAAGGGAAGTATAGCAAGTGATCTTAAATCATTTTTAAATCCAAAAGCTAAAGTTAAAGTAGGTAAAACATATTTAGATAATGCTCTTATGGCTAAATTATTATCACTACCATATAAATCAGGTAATAAAGTTTATAACACAACAAATGTCAGTGAAAATAAATTAAAATATTTTGTATTAGGATTGAACGCAATAAATCAAAACCTAAACGATGAAAGAAAAAAGAAAGATCCAAGAAAATTTATTAAGTAAAGGAATAGTAAATGACAGTATCAAATTACAGCACAACAGCTAGTAGTAATACAGCGATTAATGGAGTTAATATTTCTGAGGGTATGTCACCCTCTGATGTAAACAATGCCATTAGAGAACAATTAAAAGATGTAAGATCAGTATGGAACGACAAAGAGTGGTTCTTATTAGGTGATGGTGATGGCACAACAACCTTTACTAGAGCCTCTGCTACATCAGTCACAGTAGCATCAAACATAACTTCTACTCACCATGTAGGTCGTAGAGTCAAAGTTATTGGATCTAATACAGGAACTATCTTTGGTAAGATTGCTACAAGTGCATTTTCTTCACCAAACACAACCTTAACTTTTACATTTGATAGTGGCTCTCTAAACTCTGGTGATACCACAGTTGCAGTATATGTAGGTTCAGTATTTACAAATCCAGCTAATCCTGTTGTCGATGAAGATAACATGGTGAGTGATAGTGCTTTACTTCCTCCTTCACAACAATCCACAAAAGCATTTGTCACTTCAGGCACAGTCACCTTATCGAATAAGTCTATCTCATTAGGTAGTAACACCCTTAGTGGAACAACTGCTCAATTCAACTCTGCGTTGAGCGATGGGAGCTTTGCTACATTAGCTGGATCTCAAACTCTAACTAACAAAACACTTACTTCGCCTATCATATCTTCTATTTCAAATACAGGCACACTAACACTTCCTACTTCTACAGATACCTTAGTTGGTAGAGCAACAACCGATACTTTAACAAATAAAACTCTTACAAATCCAACTTTATCTACTCCTGTAATTGACCAGATTAGTAATACTGGAACATTGAGCCTTCCCACATCGACTGATACTTTGGTGGGTAAAGCAACGACAGACACTTTAACAAACAAAACTATTTCTGGATCTGCGAACACCCTGTCGAATATTGCTACAACTTCTTTGACAGGAACAATAACTAACGCACAACTTGCTGGAAGTATTACAACAGACAAAATTAGCGATAGTCAAATTACTACAGCAAAGATTAACGATGATGCTGTTACGATTGATAAAATCGCAGATGGAGTCATAGTTACAAATAGTGAACAGGCAACTCATACAGCAGACGACAATACATTCTTCACTACACAAGCTAGTGATTCAAGATACTTTAGACAAGATAGTACAGAAACTATTAATTCAGGTAACACTTGGTCTGCTAGTGATAGTTTTATTGCTACTACTGCTGCTATAGACGCTAGAGTTATAGACCTTGTTGATGATGTTGGTGGATTCTTTCCAATAGCAAACGAAACAAGTTTTCCTAATACAAACCCTGATGTAAACGATGGTGCTGGTACTATTGTTAGTATCAAAGGATTATCTCAGGCTTACACTGCTAATGGATCAGGTGTCATTACTATTTCTAATGGAACTGTAGGTGGATCAACAGTTACTATCAATGGTTTATCTGCAAGTCAAACTTTAGGATCAGGCTTTGGTATTCTTGTTGAAACAACAACTACACTTAACACTTACACCTTTCATAGAGAAATAGCACCAGCTACATCAACTTCTACTTTATCAGGTATTGCTACTGAAATTAGCAGACTTGGAACTACTGATGCGATAGCTGATATGAACTTATTAGGTACAACTGCTAATGTAACTGCTATGTCAAATGTTTCCGACTCTATTACAAATGTAAATAGTGTGGCTAGTGGATTGACTAATGTTAATACAGTTGCTTCTAATATTAGTGGAGTAAATTCTTTTGGTGAAAGATATCGAGTAGCAAGTTCAGCTCCTACTACATCACTAGATTCTGGAGACCTCTATTTTGATACAACGCAAAGTATTCTTCGAGTCTATGGAACAAGTGGTTGGCAAAGTGCTGGTTCTTCTGTTAATGGTACTTCCGATAGATTTAAATATATAGCCACAGCAAACCAAACAACTTTTACTGGTGCTGATGCTAATGGTGAAACTCTAAGCTACGATGCTGGTTTTATCGATGTTTATAAAAATGGTATTCGTATGGTCAATGGGACTGATGTTACTGTTTCAAGTGGTAACTCTATCGTTTTTGCTAGTGGCTGTGATGCTAATGATATTATCGAAGCTGTAGCATTTGGAACATTCTCAGTTGCTTCACTTAACGCAAGTAATCTTGATAGTGGTACAGTTGATAACGCAAGACTGCCTTCTACAATAACTGATAAAACTATAAACGCCTCTAGCCCTCTTACAGTTAAAGGAGACGGATCTAGTGTTGAGGGATCTATAATTTTAAACTGCCATGTCAATTCGCATGGTGTAAAGATTATGAGTCCACCTCATAGTGCTGGTCAAAGCTATACAATAAAATTACCAGATAACCAAATAGCTCAAGATAAGTTTTTAAAGGTTAAAAGTATCAGTGGAAGTGGATCAACCGCAATAGGTCAATTAGAATTTGCTGATGCTGATGTTACTACTTGGCAAGAAAAGACATCAAGTTTTACTACTGAATCTAATAAAAATTATTTTGTTGATACTGCTTCTGGTGCTGTAACAGCAACTCTACCTTCTTCTGCTACTATAGGAAATGAAATTAGATTTTTAGATGTATCAGGAACTTTTGACACTAATAATTTAATTGTAGCAAGAAACGGACATAATATTCAAGGTGATGCTTCTGATTTAACAGTTAGTACAGAAAGAGCTGGATTTGCTCTTGTTTACTACAATTCAACACAAGGTTGGTTATTAAAGGATAAATAAAAATGAGTAATTATAATGACATCAAATACGAATTTCCAGCAAGTTCAATTTCTTCAGGAACTTTTGCTGATGCAAGAATAGCATCATCTAATGTTTCGCAACACGCAACATCTTTTGATGATAACAAGATTATTAATGACATATCAACTCTAGCATTAAGAGAAGCCAGTAATGAAAACAGAGTTGCTTATAATGCAGGTGCATCATCTGTCGATGTCTTTCAAGATGCTACAGGGATTGACACACTTACTACTGCCGAAAGAAATAGTGATGAGTTTGTTCGTTCTTTTGGAGCATCAACAGGAACAACAGAGCAATACAGATATTCTTTCTTTGGATTACCAACAATAACTTTAGGTAGTAATGTTTCATCATCAAGTGGATTTGGAAGCCAAAGTAGTCCTCAAATAGATCCTTATGTAAATGTTAATAATTATGACCCAGAACCACCAGTCGTATGTGGAACTAACACAGGAATACCAAACTGTTCTATCGTTTATGATTATGGAAGTGCAATAAGTGTTAAAAATTCAATCACTATATGTAGATATGCTTTTAATAATGTAGCAAGACAAATACGATTAGAGTACAGCACCGACAATACAAATTGGACTGGTGTTGATTTTTCAAGTTCTTCTGAATTAAGTTGGTTCAAACAATCTGTAAGTGATATGAGTGTCGAGTCTAATTTTACTAGTGGAGATAGTAGTGGAAATATGAATTTTGAAAACTGGGGTAACTATAATACAAGACTTATCTATCATAAAATTAGTATTCCAAGCACAGCTATATCAGCTAGATATTGGAGACAATCTGTTACTTCACAATCAGACTCAGGACAAAACTTTAATATAGGTCGTAATATTGGATTTGGTTGTTTCTCTCCAGAGGTAGATATTTTAGGAGTTAATCCTACAGGAAACTTTACAGGAAGTACGATTACAGTTTCTAGTTCTGTATCGTCAATGGGTGCTGTTATTACTTATCAAGACCACAGCGGTACTAACGCATTAAACACAGATATTGTTTTACAATTATCAGCGGACGGTGGTTCTAACTTTACCACTGCTACTTTAGAAGCCTTACCAGATTTTTCTACAGGAATTAAAATGGCTAAGGTCAATGATGTAAGTGTTACTGCTGGTACATCATTAAAATATAAAATTAGCTTTGCTAATCAAGTATTTAACAGCAAAGAAGCAAGAATTAGAGGAGTTAGTTTACAATACTAAATAAAATATGAGCAAAACAAGAAACCTTTCTGATCTATTAGATGCTAATGGTGATGTTAAATCTGGTGCGTTAGATAATGTACCAGCTAGTAATAATGCTAGTGCCTTAACCTCTGGAACTTTACCAGATGCTAGATTGTCATCGAATGTTACATTGTTAGGAGCATCGCCTACTTACAGTGGTATATCACCTAATGTCGTAGCACCAAGCACAGCAACTAATGTAACTGTTACAGGAACAGGATTTACAGCAACAACAATTTTTGAATTAGTAAGCACTTCAGGTGCTATTACTATCCCCAATAGTGTTACCCTTAATAGTGCTACAAGCGTTACTATGAATGTAACCGCTCCAACAGGCACATACTTTATCAGAATTGAAAATGACTCAGGACTAGCTACACGATCAACTAATGCAGACCTTAACGCTTCAACCTCTCCTAGTTTTTCAACTTCGGCTGGAACTTTAGGAAGTTTTGATGCTGGTGCAACTATTAATGTTTCTGTTTCAGCTAGTTCGGACTCTGCTGTTGATTTTAGTAAGGTATCTGGAACATTTCCAAATGGATTATCTTTAGGAAGCACACAAAACACAGTAAGCATATCAGGTACGGAAAGCGGTACAAGTGCAACAACAACTTTTAACTTTACAATACGAGGAACTGACCAAGAGTCACAAACAGCCGACAGGGCTTTTTCAATAACAATTAATGTAGGAATGCAAGAATCAATGAGGTTTATATAAAATGGCAAGTACATATTTAACAAGAACACCTAGTAGTGCGAGTAACAGAAAAACATTTACTTGGAGTGGTTGGGTTAAGCGATCAAGTTTAGGAGCAATACAAGGATTACTTTCAGTTGACACAGGTTCAGCTGAACATGCCTTAGGTTTTTTAGCAGATGATACTTTAAGACTTTATTTACATCTCGGTCCTAATTATCCTACGATAGAAACTACGCAAGTTTTTCGTGATACCTCTGCTTGGTATCATATACTTGTTGCTGTAGATACAACTCAATCAACAGAGGCAGATAGGGTTAAAATTTATGTCAATGGTTCACAAGTAACTGCTTTTGATACGGCATCTTATCCATCACAGAATGTTGACACAGATTTTAATACAACTAACCCACACATGATTGGTTTTTATGCTAATCAAACAGGAGGAGCAGGCTATTTTGACGGATATATGGCTCATGCTCACTTTACAGATGGTACTGCCTACACACCTTCTTCTTTTGGATCAACAGCAACTAATGGTCAATGGATTCCAAACACATCTCCATCTGTTACCTATGGCACTAATGGATATTTCTTAAAGTTTACAAATGCCTCTGATCTTGGTGAAGATTTCTCAGGTAATAATAATGATTTTACTAAGAGTGGTAGCGGTGACAAAGTTTTAGATAATCCTCAAAATGTTTTTGCTACTTTAAACCCTTTAGATAAAGATGGTCACACAAATGCAGATGGTAATTTAGAAATGTCTGGTGATGTAGTTTATGGTATGCAAAGAGGAACAATAGGTGTTAGCTCTGGTAAATGGTATTTTGAAACACGATTAGAGGTTTATCAAGGAGATTCTGGTGTTGCTCTTGCAAATGAAAATGTGAATATCTATACAAAATTTACAGGAGAAACAACAGACAGTGTAGGTTATTTTGGTGATGGAAGATTTTTCTATAATGGTTCATCTTCTAATTATAGTGCGTTATCAGCAGGTGATATTTTTCAAATGGCATTTGATGCTGATACTGGTAAAATATGGATAGGCAAAAATAATACTTGGCAAAATAGTGGAGATCCAGCAAATGGTACAGGTCAAGTACAAACAGTTTCTTGGAATAATTTCTTTCCTGCTGGTCGTACTGTAAATAATAATGGAAATGGTAAACTACATTATAACTTTGGGCAAGATAGTTCTTTTGCTGGAGCGGTAACTGCTCAAAACAATGCTGACGGAAATGGAGAGGGTGATTTTTACTATACTCCCCCAACAGGATTTAAGGCTCTTTGCACAAACAACTTATCAAGTACACTTACACTTCCTGTAGGAAAAGGTAGTAGTCATTTTAATACTGTTTTATATAGTGGTGACGGAACTACAAGTAATGCAATTACAGGTGTAGGATTTCAAGGTGACTTTGCTTGGTTTAAAGCGAGAAGTACAGCATATTCCCACATGTTATTTGACTCTACTAGAGGGGGTGGTGCTAGATTAAATTCTGATGAAAATTATGCTGAAAGTACAGGCAGTGATAGAATAGTATCATTTGATAGTGACGGATATACCATAAGCACTAATACTGCTATGAATAATAGTGGCACTTCGTTTGTGGTTTGGTCGTGGTTAGCCAATGGTGGTATTACCTCATCTAACACAGACGGAAGTATTACCTCAACAGTTCAAGCCAATACTACTGCTGGATTTAGTATTGTGACTTACACAGGAAACCAAGCAACAGGTGCAACAGTCGGACATGGATTAGGTATTATACCAGAAACTATATGGGTAAAACCTAGAAATGGCACTACTGCGTATGGTTGGAGATTATATTTTAAACCATTGGGCAACACAAATTATGTAAACTTAAATACTACTGACGCAACCTCTGCTTTTACCGATTGGAATAATACTTCACCAACTTCAAGTGTTTTTACAGTCAATTCTTCTTCTCCTCAAACTGTTAATGAAAGTGGCACTAATTATGTAGCTTACTGTTTTTCATCTATAGAAGGATATTCCAAAATAGGTTCTTATACAGGAAACGGAAGTACTGACGGAACATTCGTCTATACAGGGTTTAGACCTGCTTGGCTCATGGTAAAAAGAACTGATGGATCAAATGATTGGGTAATTTTTGATAATAAAAGAAACCCAAGTAATGTAATAAGAAAATATTTATATGCTAATAGTAATACATTCGAAGATAGTGCTTCAGCAACTTTTTCCGATATGATTGATTTTTTATCTAATGGATTTAAATTAAGAAATACTTTCAATAATAGTAATGGTAGTGGTATTTCTGTAATTTACATGGCATTTGCAGAAAATCCATTTGTTGATGGATCAGGTGTACCAACGACAGCTAGATAAGAGAATAATATGTGTGAATTTTGTAACGGTGAATGTGTTTGTAGGTAATGGCTAAAGACCACCTAACTTTTTTTACATCACTAGCAGTAGTGTTTTTATTTACATTACTTTTATGCTCACAGGCACACACTGAGACAAATACTGTGTCATCGACTGTGGTTACAAATTCAACTCCACCTACTGCAAATGCACCTTCTATAATCAATTCGAATAGTGATATATGTAAAGTTGGTGTTGGAGCTAGTGTTCAAAATAATATTGTTGGACTAGCAAGTGGTATAGTCATTGATGATGAGCTATGTCAAAAACTAAAACTTAGTCGATCTCTTTATGCTTATGGTATGAAAGTTGCGGCTGTATCTTTACTGTGTCAAGATCCTAGAGTATTCGACTCAATGATGGACTCTCAGACACCTTGTCCGTCTAGAGAAGGCATTGGCTCAGACGCTATGACTTACTGGGAAAACAACATATCTGAAATCCCTGACGGAAGTAAATACAAAACACAATACACACAACAAAAAGAGGCGAAAGAACAACCAATAGGAAACAATGATGGTCTTAAAAACTTTGCTCTTATGGCTCTTTCTATGCTTCTCATACTCTAGTTACGCTAATACTTGTTTACCTGACCACGAAGGTCTATGCGATCCAAGTGTTATTATTACTGAAGATACACAAGTTGAAATAACTGAAGAAGATAAAGGCACAGAAATAGTCACTACAACGACAACTACTGTCACTACGACTACTACAACTATCACAAACGAGGACTCAGGTGATATTCTTGATGGATCAAATGACTATGTTTCTTCTAATAAAGAAGGTGACATGGACATTGACTGGGGTGGGCAAGGCTCTGCTTCTATGCCATCAGGTTCAACTTGCGGACAGCTAGGCACTGATAAATGTGCCATGATTACTGGTGGTGGTAATTCTACATCTGCGATGGGTGTTCCTAATATGGGAACAACATTTATTAATACAGTAGATATATCAGACCTTAGTATTTCTAATGGTGGAGAAACTAATTACGCAATAAAAGTATTTAAGCCTGATGCACAAGACTCTATCTATATGCACATTACAGGCAGAAATGGTAATACAAATGTATTTACTGGCACTGATATTTTAAGTGCTAGTGGGATAGACAGTCAATATCAAGAATATACTGGTGGTTTTGATTTTTCAGGCAGTCTGACTTCAATCATCGTTGAGGTTGGTGGTCGTGATATAAACATGGCTGTTGGTGTTATGTTTGACGATGTATCAGTCAATGTAATCTACAATGTTATTAACACAATAGTTACTCAAAATATCACAACAATAGAAGAAATATATTACTTAGATATATTTGATCCAACAGAATTAGATTTTGTTGAAGAAGTTTTTGAATTTAATGATGTAAGTTTTGATGATGGCGAGATAAATTTTACACCTATAGAGCCTGAAACAGAAGAAATCACATACGAAACTGTAGAGCTAGAGATACAAGAATTTGAAATTGATTTTGAGATAGATTTACCTGAACCTGAGATTGTTGCAGTTGAGATAGAAACAGAATTAGAATTAGAATTAGAGATTGAAATGGAGATGGAGTTGGAGTTACCTGAACCTGAAGTGGAAGAAACAGTAGAGGTTGCTCAAGCAGAAGAACCATCTGATGAAAAGCCTGAAGAAACTGAAACTGTAGAAGAAACTACAGAAGAAGCACCAGTAGAAGCTGAAAGCAAAGAAGAAGAAGTTGAAAAGGAAGAACCTAAAAAACCTGTCAAAGAACCTACTAAAAAAGAAAAGGTTGCTACTAGAATCGTAAAGAAAATAGACGATAAAGAAAGATACGATGATACTGCACAGATCAAAACATTGATTGTGATGCAAATACTTGGTGACACCAAAGGTTTCTTTGATGCACAGGCAACAATACAAGACACTAATATCAATCAATATCTTGATAAATCCTTACAAGATCAGTTTGGAGTCTTGTTTGAACAAGCACAAGGACAAACTATGGAGGATATGATTAATGCCCAATACATCGATTGAGTATAATGGACTTAAATTTACTGGTGGTAAATTTTTCATTATCATATCTCTTATAGGTACAATCATAGGTGGTGGCTGGACAGGGTATAAGTTTTATGACGATTACCTTGATATGAAACAGCAAGTGCAAGATTTTGTTGCACCTGACCTTAGTGGTTTTGATAAAAAGATTGAACTAGCTGAAGCTGAGATGGACAAAAGACTTCAGTTGATCGAACAAGAATTAGATATGATTAAAGGCGAGATGTCTATGATCCTTGAAGAAGTACAGCTTGTAGCTGGTGTAAGCACAGAATTGAAGAATGATCTAAAACAAGATTTACGATCCATGAACTCTGACATTCGACACATAACTGAGATAGTTAATGATGTCGAGGATAGACAAAAAGAAGATAATCGTGAACTTTTAGATGAGTTGAAATTACTAGAAGAAAACATAGACTTAAAAATTAACAAGGCATTGAACAATCCATTGAGTGATATGTCAGCAAAGGTGAAATAATGACAACAGCAGTAGTAAGAAAACAAGGCAACAGACCAAGCAAATACAAACAGTCTATCTTATCAGACTTGTTTGAAATGTTAGCAAGAGGTCAGACCATTCGTGAATGTTGCAAAGAACTAGATGTATCTTGGACTACTCTGAGACAATGGATAAACAAAGACGAAAAACTTAACAAACAATATTTACAAGCAAAGCATGATAGCGTTTTATACACTATTGAAGATTTAGATACTTTGCTAGAACAAGCAAAAACAGATCCTAAATTAAACATGACTAAAGTTAAACTGTTAGAGATCATACAAAAAAATGTTCATTTCAAGGCTGGTAAACTAGCACCTAAGATTTTTGGTACAGAAAAACAAACTATGTCTATCCAAGACCAAAAGGGTAACGAGTTTAAGGTGGAGTGGTCTAAATGAACATAAACATAAAAACAATTGCACCCTATTTAGTAATAGCCGCATCAATGCTGATTACTTGGGGTACATGGAGTCAGAGACTAGAGGCAGTTGAAAAAAAAGCAGACTCTATTACACAAATGCAACAAGACATAGCTGTCATTAAAGAGAAGATAATTTGGATAGAGAACTATCTTTTATCTGACAAATAAATTGGAGTAAATATGTACGAAGATATAAAAGAAGAAATTATCAAACATGAAGGTAAGAGAAATAAGATTTACCTCGATCATTTGGGAAATGCCACAATAGGAATAGGGCATTTAGTTTTACCATCAGACAATTTAGAGGAAGGAGTAGAATATGAAGATGACAAAATTATGGAACTCTTTGAACAAGACTTTAGACAGGCTTCCATTGATGCACAAACTTTCATCGAAGGGCAAGATATTGATCCTCGTGCTTTTGGCTGCATTATTAATATGGCATTTCAGCTAGGATTACCTAGACTATCAAAATTTGTCAAATTTAAAGACTGTTTAATGAAAAAAGACTATGTATCTGCTAGTTCAGAAATGCTCGATAGTCGTTGGGCAAAACAAACTCCAAACAGAGCAAACGAACTAGCAGAGATCATGAGGAGTATTGTATGATACAAATGTTAATTAAGCCTTTGTTGGGTGTAGCAACAAGTGCTGTAAGTGGCTATGTAGAAACTAAAAAAGCAAAAGCAGACCTTGCTTTGACTGAAATTAAGGCACAAAAGGCAATTAAAGAGCAGCAAATTCAGGGCAAAATTTCGTGGGAAGCTAGTGCTGTCGATCAAATGAAAGGGAGCTGGAAAGATGAGCTAATTTTAATATGCCTATTAGTTCCAGCGGTAGCAGTATTTATTCCTGGTTGGACTCCACATATAAAAGCTGGGTTTGAAGCATTACATTCATTACCAGATTACTACAAGCATCTCTTATATATTGCTTGTTCAGCGAGTTTTGGCATCAAGGGAGCAAAGGGTGCTATGGGTTTGATAACAAAAAAGAAATAATTATTTATGGCTATTTATAAAGGTAAAAAAGTTCCTCTTAATAAGCCAATGAGAGGTGATGTAAAAAAATTCAAAGTCTTTGTAAAAGATGGCGATAAGGTCAAAAAGATTAACTTCGGTGATAAATCTATGACCATTAAGAAAAACCAACCAGCTCGTAAGAAAAGTTATTGTGCGAGATCAGGTGGTATCAAAGGAAAGAACAACAAGTTATCTGCTAACTATTGGAGTCGCAGAGC